CTTGAATCGCCCCAGACTTCTCTTTATTATAGTCTCCAAGTTATGGGCGACGTTCAAGATAAGTCAAGTGCGTATGCAGCTCTCGAAGAAGACGACGTTAATGACTATCTGAACAGCCTACTTGAGGACACCCCTGAACCTCAATGTGATTGTGCAGAATGAACCCTTACGAAAAAATGATGGCGCGGAAGCGCAAGTGGACACCGGTACAGACAACTGCCGGTACATGCAAAGCGGGCGCGGAGGAGGCAATCTTCCGTGCTCTTGCATTGCGACATATGGAACTGCCTGTGGGAGATTTTATCACCAATGCCCTCAATAGTGAAGTACCAGCGTTGGCACGCGAACTACTGGTGTCAAACGTCAAAGACGAAGAAAACCACGACATCGCACTTGGTTACATCGCCAATGCTTACGGTGTTGATGAAAAAGCTGAGAAAGAAGCCCTTCGGCTTAAAACCGCTTGGGAAGCACATCCAGATCATACGATCACGAAAGCGTTGGTTGCCGAACGTGCAATCTTCTTCGTTCTTCTACCATTCTTTAGGTTTAATGGTGACGCTGGTATGAGGACAGTTTCAGCGGATATTAGCCGAGACGAGCAGATTCATGTTGGGTGTAATAGTCTAGTTCATACTGAACTTGGTTACAACATCTCTCCTAGCCTGGATAAACTTCGCAAGGCTACTATCAA